GTACCTGCGGTTTGTAGTGTCTCTGTAAGGATTTGTCCTTCTTCGACTAATGCTTTTTCTTGGTTCTCTAGGAGTTGTGCTACGACGCCACGCTTATGTGCATCATCAATCTCAGGCAGAGATTCGTGATTTAGAACGGGTGCCCACTTCTCCTGAAGTTGATTTAAAGACATTTTAAATTTACCTCTTGGGATTAGTAGTTAATTATTTGGACCAACGAGCGAGTGCATCAACGTACTTCGACATTGTGCCACTTGTTGTTTCTTCTACCAAAGGAGCGGAACTTTCTTCAGTGGGTTCGGTTGCTTTTGCAGCGACCTCAGCCTTCTTAGTAAAGTAGGATTCCTTGATAGTTTCGACCTTCTTGCGAAAATCTTCTTCATTTTCAAACTCAACACCCTCTGCTAATGATGCTAGCTTCTCCTTTTGGGTTTCTGCTAGTCCAGTAGCTGCGTCGTTCACAATTTCCATTTTTACAAACTCACCAATGCGCTTATTCAATGCGACATTAGTGTCGATTTGCTCGTTGAGTTTAGCTTCCATATCATCAAGCTCACCTGCCATTCCATCTAGCAGGTTGAACTTCTCCTCAGGCACTGTAAAGTTGTGCTCTAAGAAGAGACCTTTTAGACCTTTGAAGAATGATTCTGCCATCTCAGTTTTAATACCGTGCTCAATCTGGAGTGAGTTTTCTTTCATCCATGATTCAGCAGCATAAGATAGGTAGTCATCAACCTTCTCGGCCAATTCTGTTTGAACCTTTTCGACTTCTTCAGTCAGAGTGGTTTCAAATGCCTCTTGCAACGCTTTAACTTCGTCGTTAACTTTCGCTGTAACAGCAGCTTCAAAAATAGTTGCTGCCTTTACTCGGAACTCTTCTGATAGTTCCTCACCTGCGACAAGAGCGTCAACATCCTGAGTAAAGTCGTACTTGGTTTCAGCGATTTCTTCTTTTTCGCCATCTTCCACTTCTACCTCCTCTTGTTTTGCGGATGCAGCACTTGGTTTTGTGCTCAGAGATTTAGAACCTTCGTAGCTTACTGCACCTGCAGCAGAACTACCTGCGTTCTTTGTGCCTTTAGCACCTTCCATAGATGCACCGACAGGTCCATCCACGTTAACCACTTTCTTTGCACTACCCGCCTTGGATGAATCCATAGGCATTGCAGGTTTTGCATTCTTAGTGATTGGATCAGAGCCTTCGTCCACTTGTTCCATGTTATCTAACTCTTTATCGAGGGTCTCAGCCATTTGTTTAAACTCCGTTTAGCTTTGCGTTGTCTGTATTTATTTATAAATCACAAACTCTTTAAAAACGCTTCAAACGCGGAAACCTTGCGTTCTTGCAGATTTAAAAGGGTTGCTTGATCAATTTCTTTCTTTATTTGAGCTACTTTTGCCTCTTTTAAGACTCCGTTATCCCAAACCCACTCCTTTCCTTCCATGATTCCATCGACAAATGCGTCAGGAGCAGAAGGATCAGCGACGATATCTGCTGCAGTTGCAAGCATAAAGTCGTCCATAACAACATTACAGTTCTCTTCTTTACGAATTGAACCCATGCCTCTAGATGAAACACCTAGTTTGACACCCTCATCTAAGAGGTTCTTTGCGATTCCGCCCATAGGTGTGTCGAGCAGTTTTGCTCTACCTATGAAGTTGTTTCCATCTTCCTTTAGAGAAAGAATCTTATGGGAAACGCGGTCAAGGTTAATTGACGGACCATCAGGATGACCTAATTCTCCAAGGGCACGCCCTTTTTGAATGTAGTTCTCATCATATTTAGCGACTTCTTTGGATAAAGTCTTCAAGGGATACATTCTATTGTTGCGATTTTTTAATTCCGCTTGTAGAAAGACACCTTCAATGAAGTAATTTTTCTTGCCTTCTTTATCTTCGCAGATAAAATCAACGGTTGTAATTTCTTCAGCTATTAGTCTCATCTGTTGGTTCCTCGGTTGGTTCTACAGAAGAAGGTGTTCCGTCAGCAACGGGTACCTCTGGTTCTTCTGGTGGATCTTCAGGTTTGCGACCATCAACTTCTACAGTTTCAGGTGCATCAGTTCCGTCAGGTAGGTTATCTGCAATTTCATCTGCAGCATCCTGTGCGGTATCATCTAGTTCAAACCCCATACTCTTTGCCCATTCAGCTTTTTTTGCTTGAATAGCATCATATGCAGTTGCAGACAGTGCATCATTCACGGAATCGACTGCTTTCGCTTTGTCGTCTCCGAAAATTTGTTGAACTATCTGTTTGGCAATTTCAGTAGGCATAATTTTCCTTTCACATTTATTATTTATAGTTTAGATTTCTCCCCGTCTCGCGTCACCCGCGTCTACTTGAGGAGTTTCTTGTGGAGCTACTTCCCCTTGAGGGGCAGCGCCAGGATCCATAGAGGGATCCATTGCTTGTTCTGGATCAACAATAAGACCTGCTTCTCGTTCAGAATCCATTTGTTTGTCAATTTCCTTAATCTCCTGTTCAGTTTGTTTTAGAACCTGACGACGCATATACTCAATAGAGAAGTATTTACCAACGTAAGGATCCATTGTGTTCACTTGATTCATACGCTCATTGCGGATTTCAATTTCTTTCAGTTCAGTGAAGTAATTATCAGCAATGAAATCAAATTGGATATGCTCTTTCATCTCATCCCAATCTTCAAGAGTCATTGTGCCCTTGAGAACAAGTTGAGTTTTAAGGAGATCCATGAACAATTCTGAGAATCTCTTGCGGAGACGTGCAATGAATTTCTGGAACTTTACTTCGTCCCTAGTAATTTCAGCAGCACGACCTATGTTAAAGGTAGTCTCAGTTTCAAGTCTTGATGACGGTACGTTCAACGCTTTGTATAACTTTTTCTGGAAATACTTAACGTCTTCTAGTTCACCAAGGTTTTGTCCACCTGGAAGAGTAGTGATTTCTGTTCCTCTACCGCCTTCACGACGAGGTAACCAGAAGTCCTCCAACATAGACATGAACTTCTTGTCATCTTTAATCTCACCAGTGTTTGCATCATACACCAATTTATTACGATACCTTCCCATAACTTCACGGAGATATTGTTCCGCTTTGTTCTTAGGAAGGTTACCTACATCGATGTAGAAAATTCTTCTTTCTGGTGCTCTTGATAATCTGTATATAACCAAACTATCTTCAATCATTCGTAGTTGATTAACTGCTTTGATTGCTTTATGAAGATGAGATAAAGTCATGTTCTTATTGAGATCCTGTATACCAGAATGACAATAAGTGATTGAATCAGATGCAATTTTCATGCCCTGATTAGTTGAGTTCTTTAATCCTTTCGGATTGTATAAGAAATAATCTGCACTCTTTTGAGTTAGTTGAGTATTAAGATCAACACCACGAAGTTGTTCGGGACGTTTCTGTTCATACTCAGTTACCTTACGGATCTTCCTAGGATCAATGTATCTTAATTCTGTGAGTCCTCCTTTCGGATTCTTCGGGTCGATTACCTTATGGTAGAACAATCTTCCATCAACATACCACCTACGAAAAATTTCGTAAGAACGATTATCAAAATCAAGCAAAC